GCTGGAATATCTTGCTTTGGCATTGCGCCTAAGATTGTTGACCACTCAGATACATCCATGTTTGGTAGCATCTGTAGGCCAGCACCTGTTACCGCTCTGTTGTTCATTTCCTGTGTGGCAATGCCAGTATCCAGGCCCTCAACCACGGCCCGTTCAAACAACGGCTTAGCCATCTTTGTAATGAGTTCAGTTTCTGGACCAAGACCAACACCATTAGCTTCAGTGGAATTGCTTAAAGCAAATGCTGGTTGAATAGAGCCATCTCTATTGGTTGTTGCAAAGCGTCCTTCAACGATTGATGCACCATCAAGTAGGCCCATAAGCTCTAACTTAATCATATCATCTACGTGAATCTCAGCTGGTACATCGGGATCTAATTGATCAAACTTAAAAGCTTGAAGCTTATTTTCAAGAACCTTGCGATATGCAAGCTGTGACTTGCTGAGGTTTTGTGACGTTACTTCTTGTTCTGTGTTTGCTAGCTCTGGAGATAGCTCTTGGTTTAACCACGATGGTGCCTTGGTCATTGTGTTTCGTAAAGACGATTCCCGTGCAGCTGGATCGGTTGGCTTCTTAACTTGAGACCGTAACCAATCCTTGGCTTGATCGGGACTGCCGGGAAACTCCTGCTCAGCTTCAGACCAAAACTCATCAGCGTTATCTGAAGAGACATCCTTAAGAGAGTCTTGGTACCACTTCTCAAAGGCATCAAACGGATCGTTATAGATAGACTTAAAGATATCCTTACGCTTCTTTACACGATCTAATGTGTTGGTCTTCTTCTTTGCAGCTGTTAGACGTTGCGTTTCTGGTTGTTGACCTGTTGCAATTTCAAACAGCTTCTGTAGTTTGTTTTGATTAAGCATTATGATCCCGCCCTGTATGCACCAATACCAGCAGATAGACCAGACATGAGTCCAGTAGCTAAGCCAGTTGCCATAATGTTTGAGGACGAATTAACAATACCGCCCGTTGTGTTTAAGAAAGCCATCTGCTCTGGAGCAGCTAGGTTTCTTTGGCCCAAGATGTTATCTCGTTGTGTAGAAATATCTTGCATTGTGTTCATATAATTAACTCGCATATTCTTGGACATCTTCTGAGCTTCCGTTGCCGCTTGTCTGAGGGTTGCCCGAACAGAAGCAGAGTTCAACGAAATACCACTAGAGGATGCAGAAGCTAATGCCTGATCTGTAACTTGACGAGTTTGCTTGCTAAGCTCTGATGTGGCGTTCTGATATGACTTAGTACCATAGTACTGAGCTGCCACAGCTTGTTGCAATGACGAGCGTTCTAATGCTCTATTCGTATGGTACTGAGCTTGCCACTGTCTGAGAATGTTTCTGTTTTGTGATTCATTAGCCCAACGATTCTGAAAGTTCTGTTGGTCTTGTTGCATCTGCTGGGCCATAGCCTGAGCGTTTGCTTGAGAAGCTCCGCTCATTCCGCTTAAGATTCCAGATCCAGCGGCTAGACCACCGACGATTGCTGCCGTAAATGGAGGCATATTATCTCCTGTAGAAATTATCAATTATAGAGCCGTGTCGTTTATTGACACGCTCTTGTGCTTCAACGATACCCCGATACTTCTCACCAAGTAGACCAACAATACGCTTATTGCTGAGCCATTCCTTGACGGTATCACGGTGTTCTCTGTCTACGTTTCTTTGGATAATCTCATCTGGTGTGATGACCAGATTGTCTACCCAGAGTTTTACAATACTGGCGAGAACGTCAACACGGTCATCGTGCTTTAACGCTCCCCGCTTATTTTGCATTCTTGAGATTTGGATTTGTGTTTCCTTTGATCGAATAGCTTCGGTATCAAAGATCAATCGGTGTTGAGACATTACAGGCTCTAGTGTATCTAGGATTCTTTTCTCTTTAGCTCCCGATACCTTGAACTCTTCAATCGCAACACGACCACAGATTCCATATACAATAGGTCTAAGCAATGACGTAAACATACCGTCTCCGTAGTTTGCTTCGACCATGATGGTTGATACTTGATATTGATTTGCAATCTTTGCAATTCGACCCAAAGTAATATCATCATAGCCACCGGGTAGACCATCCAGTTCGTGGATGACAATGTATCCATTCACGAAGGATGCCACACAGTAAGCTGTTTCGTCTGCGCCACGACCAGAGGGGTCGATACACAATCTGGTATCAACATACTTGGTCATCGTAGCAGATGCCCACATAGGCCCATACAAGAGATCTCCATTCAAGCCATAGCTAGGAATGTCTAGTGGCTTGTTTCTTGCCCACACGACCTTCTCCGGGAACACCTCTGGAGATACATCCATGACAACAAGATCCTCAAGCTTTAGAGGATGCTTGCTGGCATCGCTAAGGGATGGGTCAAGCAAGTAGTGCAAAGCAAACTGCCGTGGTCCAATCTTAGCTAGACGTTCCTCTAGAATGTGCTGAGGAAAGCGCATGGGATCTACAGTATCTCCGGGTTGTCCCTCAAGATCAGAGATATATTCGTGACAGTGTAACCACTGAGACTCAATCTCCGGATCTGGAATGACAGCAGGAAACTTTACAATCTCATAGGGTAGACGTAGATAGATTGAATCCGTACTTTGATACGTACCCAAGAATACAATCCTACCGTATGGAACTGGGTTTCTAATCTGTTCTAATTCTGTTAACTTGTCTAACAACTTCTGTCGAGCTTGAGGACTGTCGGAGTTCTTCTCAATCTCAATATCATCAGCCAACACATAATCTGCGTGGCTACCTGTAATTTGTCCTGTGATACCCTTGGCATAACAAGACAAGTCCTGACCAACCTTATCCCGAATACCAACATTAAAACCAAAGGCTGAGTCTTTATCATGTTCCTTTGGAAGTAGGTGTTGCATATAGGGAACTAAACTCAGGATCTGACGAACCTGAGAAATAAACTTGATGGCCTTGTCCTGTGTTGCAGACAAGACCATGATTGTTGTGTTTGGATTGTTTAACAATAACCACGAAGCATACATAGCAACGATGGTTGACTTGCCAGCACCACGACCAGCTTGGAGCTGCATATCCTTGGGGCCATTCTGTACACACTCAGCGATTGCATACTGAAGTGGGCTTGGCTCACCAAGTCCTAGGTACTTCATACAAAAGAAGCAATGATTTCGAAAGTCTTCTAAGACTTCATCTGGTACTTGCATGAGTACCTCCTTTCAAATAGGAGGGTAGACCTACCGATCTACCCTCCCGTAGCGAAATTCCCGGCGCAATTGATTGCCCGGTAGAGCGGCCATAATACACCAGCCTATCATAGCGGGTGCGGCCAATATAGACTAGTCCCAGCTTGCGCTGTCTATGCGGACTAGGCTTGTTTCTTGAGCTTAAAGGGAGATAATCCCTCTAAGGTTTCAGCCCTGACGGCTGGAATTGTGTCTGATTTATTATCTGCAACTACCCGTGCGACTACTTGATATAGTCCAGGTGATCGCTTATCGGGATCGCTAAGATCTTCAATCAGACAATCAATGAGAAGATCCTTTAGTGTATTGATTCCCTTGTCCATGTGTCACTTCTTTTTCTTTTTGTTCTGGTATCGCTCAAGAAGGCGGCGACCCTTTGAAACCGCAGAAGCTTTATCACCATAGTGATTCCATGCCTCTAGGCTTAGCTTGAGTCGGGTCTTACGTCCCTTCTCATCCTTTAGTGGTCCAGCTGCAGAACCCATTCTAACTAGGAATGAACCCTGTCTACGCATTTCCTCTGGTGTCTTTGGCGCACCGCCAACAGGTGCCTTTAGGTTTGATCCAGTTGCTCTGTTATATTTGTTTCGACCAGATTGGGTAAGACCACCCTTTGGATTCTTATCCTTCTTGGTCATGGAGACTGATGGTTTCTTTGGCATTAGTTTCCTCTATACTTTGCCGTTTTCTTTGCAATGCTTCGTGGCTGCTTGACGAACTGCTTACCAGCTTTTGTACCAGCTCTCTTAGCTGCAGACGTTGCTGCATACTCAGAGGAGGACAATGCTTTAATAGCTTTAGCTGGAAGATAGCGTTCACCTGTTTCCTTGGAAGGCTTTCCAGACTTGGTTCGCCAATCCTGCTTAGTCCACTTTGCTAAAGAATTACTTGATGATTTAGGTCCACGGTATGTTCCACCGCTTTCCTTATAAAGCTTTGTTGCAAGTTGTGCCTTACGTGCAGACCACTCTCCGGGATCTCCTCCCTTGGAGCCAGCCTTTACTTTAGACACAATCTTTTTCCACTTAGGTTCGTTGGATCGTTTTGCAGAAGACATTACTTCTTCTTCTTTGGTGCCTTCTTCATAGGCTTCTTCTTAGCAGCGGCCTTAGCCATTGCCATACCCTTAGCGGTATAAGGGAATTCCTTCTTTCCAACCTTAGGCATCACTTGCCTCCCTTGAAAAGCTTTGCAAGAGCGGTGATTGGAACAATGTGTGCGGCAATGTAGCCGACAACTAAAGCAAGACCAGCAAACCAGATGCTGCCAAGTAACGATTCGAATGAAGCTAAAATCATTTGTTTCTCCTTATGGTGCGGGATCGCTTATGGGCCAGTAACCAAGACCTTGCATCACGCCTTTGTGAATATGCTTTTGAATTGCGTAACTATTGTGGTAGATCAAACTTTGATATACGTAACCGCAATCCTGGAAATAATATAACCACCAATCAACACAATCTTGGATAATGGCTTGTGTTTCTGATGAGCTAATGTTGTTCGATAAAGTAGTTAAGACCGGATCGGTATTAGCCGTAAACGGTTTTGCAAGAGACGTTGCTATGATGTGGATTTCTGTGGTTGTTGGGTCAAACTTCCACTTTCTATTTGGGTCTGCACCGTTATAGTTTGTTGAACCATTAGGCCAAGCATTGTTTGTAAAGGTTGTTAGTGCTTCCGGTAGAATTGCATACTTAGAGTAGTGCATCCACCCGGGACCATACTGTGTAGAGTTGGTATCAGCACCCCCACCTAGTGGATTCCAAAAACTATAATACTCATCCGTATTTGGTGTTGGATAGTTGTTAGCAGTTGTCTTATTTATGATGTGACTACCATCTGAATCCCACGGAAAGTTTTCTAGAAAGTAACTAAAGTTATTCGCGTCGCTATGACGTTGACCTATTCCGTTTCCCTTTGATAAGGAATTCCAAAAGCGTTCATACCAGCGTCTCATGTTTGTAGTTCTGGTTATACTGTTTGGTGGAATTATGCTAGAAAGCCCTGTTCCAAGAAAGTCTTCATAAATCCAAGAACCAAACTTGTGATTAAAACCGTAAAGACCAACGTCGGCACCAACTCCACATATACCAGCTTCAATCCACTTAAGCCACTCTGTTCTTAGGTAAGTATCATGCAAAGAGTTCTTATCTGGATCAGGCATTTGAAAACCAATACCATCTGACTTATTTAGATATGTAATGTTTTCAGATTGTCCCATTTGTCTGACGTAGTTTGCAGAATAGTCAGGAACAATGTCAGATCCAGAGATCTTGGTTGGAATACCAAAACCAGTGTAAATATAGATTTCAGCATCAGCGTGTGCAGTATAACCCAATCCACCCTTTAGCCATGTTCTAAGTTGATCATACCATTCGTTTACTCTACCAGTAGAATTAAATGGTAAGGTGTCTAGGTTTGGATCGTTTATTGCTGGAACAAGTGTAGGAATAGGTGTTGTTTGTCCGGGTATGGATTTCCAACACTCTGGATATGGATTAGGTATCTTTGCGTTGTCTGTTGGTCTGATAACGTAGCGGGAAGTCATTGGAGTCCAAATGCCTCCATATGATGGGACACCACCAACCGATACAGTCCCTTGTGGGCAGTTAATCATAAAGCGACGAATACCGCGATCATACAAGTAAGTCATACTTTTGATTATAACTTGTACGCCAACATCACTATCAATAGTTATTCCATCATATCTTGAACCAGTACTGGTGTTATAGCTTGGTTGACAATAGTTTGTTGGGCTTCCCCATGTTGCGTCATTTCCACCAAACGAAATCGGACCAGCAAGGTGAGCGCATGGTCTTCTATCGACATTAAATAATGGGTTTGGCATGGTTTACACTCTACCTATTGGTTCGTGATAGTAAGTAATAAAGTTTAATGTTGCGGCTGTAGTGTTATTTAAAATGCAACGATGGCTAGAAAAACCAAGCGGAGTACCCGTAGCTGGTAAGTTAGTTGTTGCACTACCAGTGGCTGTTGCCCCAGTATCTTCTCTTGTGAGTTTCCAATACATGGTTGACGATGGATTGGGAGGCCAGAACAACTCTACCGTATATACGACATTCGCAACAGCGGCAATACCTGTATCAACAACCGTAGCTGCAGCTGATCCGTTGCAGTGTAGAAGCTGATAATTTGTATCACCCGTTCTTAAACCTATACCAAATTTATTGACATACGAGCTTGCCGCTGCTGGATCAGTCTGACCAGTACCTGGTGCGGCTGTTGTTGTGGTGAGTCCGTGATATTCAGAACAAGCACTTAGTGCGTCTGATCGTCCAAACCTATAAATAATGTGACCACCACCTGAGCTAGAAACCGTTCCTCGCATAGCTGCTAGCGTTGTTACTCTAAAGCCACAGAAGGAGTTTACTGCGGTTGCGGAAGGATAATTTGTTCGTACTGCTCTTGTCAAGTTATTAGTATCAGAAATGGTACCAGCAGCTCCAGTTCCAACAGTTGAAGAGGCTAAACCCATGGAGTGTAGACCTGTACTACCGTTAGATAGAATCCAACCAATACGGTTTCTTGCAATACATGTTTGCAGATTTGTAATAGGACAATTGTTTCCACTAATCATGGAAAGCATTGATCTACCAGCTAAATCTTGCGATGTTAGAATAGCCGTGCTAGCTACGCCGTTTGATTCTGTGGAATTAGCTAGTTGAATATTTCCAGCTGGGGAAATAGAGGCGTATGTTGCACCTTCAAATCCTCCTGCGCTGTTGTATTGAATAGAGCCATCACTACCTTGTGGGGTTGTGCTGCCACCGCTAGGATCAGCTGGCGCCCAGCTTCCGGCTATGTTATTCCAAGCTAATACTTGACCATTAGTTGCTGTGCCTTGTGAAAGCTTTCCAACACCAACCGATCCATCTGGTATTGCATCTGCTACTGCTCTATTAATCCAAGCAGATCCGTTGTAACTTAATAGATTATTTGAAGCAGCTGACGTTATAGTAACGTCTGTAAGACCGTCTAGGTTTGTTGCTCCTCCAGATACCGTTTGCCAAGTGTTGTCTCCACGTAGGAAGGTTGTGTTATCTGCTGTTCCAGAACCAAGTCTAGCTGTAGCTATGGTTCCTGAGGTAATGTCACCAGCTACGTGAGTGTGGGCTGTTGGGGTTCTTGCATCGGAAAGACGTGAATCGTTTCCTTGACAGAATGTATTTGCTGTTGACCCAAATGTACCCGTAGTCACAACACCAGCTGTAGTTGTAATTAGCGGTAAGTTTGCCGTACTACCAATAGCACCGGCATTTGTAATATTACCGTGAGTATGGCTTGATGCCGCCTTTCCATCTAAAGCTGTCTGTAAACCCGTAACGTCAGAGATGGCATGAGTGTGCGTTGGTAAATCAGAGTTTACCCAAATTGTACCATTGTACTTTAGTACCTGTCCGTTGGTTGGCGTTGTAATACTAACGTCATGGAGTTCATCCAAGTCGTGTCCGTTGATAACCTTAACATAGATTTCACCACCCGATCCAGATGCTCTCTTAATAAGCCAACCAATAAAGACACCATGGTTTGGTGCTGCTGGTTTATCAACCGTCATCTCACCCGTTACGGTATCAAGCCAGATGGCGTTACCTTCTTGCGGATTTATTCCATTTACGAGTAAGATTGTATTAATACCACGAAGTAATCCGTTGGTAATTACATAACCAATGTTATCAACTCCAAGAATGCCTTCGGCAACACCGATTGTAGCCGAAGAGTTAGCTTCAGACGTTGCATCTGCCAAGGCTACGGTTAACGTTGCTGATGCGTTGACGCCAGTAACACGAACAACACGACCAGCTAGAATATCTGATCCAGTATTATTCCACACCCTAACGTGTTGTGTCAACCCGATAGAAGAACCAACAGCTGAACTTAATGGGGTAACGAGACAATCTTTTGCCGTATCAAAATATAGTCCTCCGGGTGAGGTGAAAATACCCGTTGGGGTTGTAGAAAAATTTAGTTGATCAAGGTTGAGTTTACTTTGGTTTTTCCATTGAAACGTTGCGGACTCATAGACAAGTGGTTGTCCATCACTTATACTCGCCACACTTACGTCTTGAAGATTATCCATATTGTGTGTACGCCAAACACCATCTCCGCGAAGTACAAAATCTACTGTTGGTGTTCCCGTACCAAGTCTAGCTACATCTAGCACACCGCTGGTGATATCACTAGCTGCGTGGGTATGGCTTGTAGAAGCCTTGCCATCTAACGTTGTCTGTAGGTTAGTAACATCTGCAATAGCGTGGCTATGGCTTGTAGAAGCCTTGCCATCTAGTGTAACCTGTAAGCTGTTAATATCTGAAATATCGTGGCTATGGCTTGTTAATGCCTTACCATCTAGTTCAACCTGTAGACCAGTTACATCAGAGATGGCATGAGTGTGCGTTGGTAAATCAGCGTTTACCCAAATTGTACCATTGTACTTTAGTACCTGTCCATTGATTGGGTTTGTAATACCAACGTCATGGATTTCGTCTAATTCATGTCCGTTGATAACTTTAACATAAATTGTTCCAGCTCCGGAACCAGCCAACTTAATTACCCAACCAAGAAAGACACCATGGTTTGGTGCTGTTGGTCTATCAACTGTTACTTCTCCTGCGGTTGTATCCAACCAGAGTGCATCACCCTCTTGTGGTGTATTTCCATTTACGATAGCGTTTGTATTTATTGCGTTATACTTACCAGATACTCTTACCGTTCCGTATGAGTTTGCTGGAATACTTGCAGTAGTAAACCCAAGAGTTGCACTTGACGTTGCTTCCGAAGTTGCGTCAGCAAGCGCAACGGTAACGGTTGATTGAGCGTGGCTACCTGTTACACGGACAACGCGACCAGGTAGAATAGAAACCGAATCTGGGTTATAAACCCTAACTAGTTCCTCATATCCAAGAAGTACGGTTCCACCCGTAGAGTTAAGGGTTAGTGCTTCATCGTTACTGCTGTACCATAAAACATTGGAAGAACCAAGGGCTGTTGCAGACGTTTGCGATAACAGACCGAGACTTGTAAGTTGAGCTGTAGACTTATTTTTCCACTGCGAATCTGTGGAGTCATAACTAAGGATTTCACCGGGGCTTAGTGTCCCAATGGTAACATCAAGTGCCTTATCTAGAGTTAGAAAATTATTCTTCCACTCTCCAGTATCGTACCACAAGAAGTGACCCTGTGTTGGGGTGGTTATAGCAACATCTGTAAGGCCGTCTAAGCTTGTTGAACCAGAGCTTAGCGTTGCCCACGTCCTATCACCTCTTAAGTAAGTAGAAGCAGAAGCTGTACCCGTTGCAAGGTTTGCTGTGGAAATCTTAGACGTTGAATCCAACAAGGCTGGACCATTGGGTTGACCGAATTGATCTTCAATCGTTAGTAGACCAAAGCCAACTGTAGTATCGGTATAATCCTTAGTCGCTGCATCTTGTGGGTGTACTGGATTACTGAGATCAAGGCTAGCCTGTGTAACCAATCCGGGTTCCCATGACGTACCATTCCAACTCAATATCTCGCCAGTTGTGGCGTTTGATTGTTCAATGATGCGTGGAGATACGGTTGGCTGTTCTTCAACATAGCACCGCATGTATTGAACTTCTAGTTCTGCTTGCGGACTCGTTGAAGCCTCACAGAAAACACCACAACCAACTTGAAGAGTTTGGTCTATAAATCCAGATGTTTGAATAACATTGGGATTGTTGTTTACGTAGAGTGTAATCTGTCCGCTTGATATCTGAATATCAATATCAACCCAGTTTAGTGCGCTAATTCCTGTATCTAAGGAAGAGCCAGCTTCTGTGCTTACTGGTTTATCTAAGACATGCCACGTCGTTTGTCCCGGTCTTACACCAACAGCAGCAAACTTCTTTACTGTTGATGTCATAGTATAGAAACCAACAATATAGTTTGTGTTTGCGCTCACGGCTGTGCCACGAACTCGAACTCTAGCCTTCAAGCGGATAGACGTATCAGTAAGTTTCTTTTGAGAAGAAAGTCTAATCTGACCTGTTGAGTTTGCGGTTGATGCTTGAGCTGAGACAATAGCCGTTTGACCCGGAGAGTTAAACTGAACTGCACCAGTTGTAGTTAGTGTTGTCCAGTTACCAGCGGTCTTTCCATCCGTATATGCTATGGTCTCTGTGTTTGGATTCTTATA